CAGCTTGACCCCGCCGACCCAAAGAAGAGCGCATGAAAAAGCCCCGGCGGGGAGCCGGGGGAGAGAGATGAAAGGAGAAAATAACGTGACGGTAAAGATTACAGGTAACCCCAAAGAAATTGCCGCCCTTGTATTAGCGGTACAGGAGCGGCAGATTCGGGATGGCTTTATTGGAAAGCGTCCGATTGAGGATGATGGAATCAAGGATTGTGCAATGACGGCAGGTTTGTCAGAAAAGAGTTTCGGGTGATGTGATCCACTGTGCCCCGATATCCTGAATAACAAGGATATCGCATTCTTCACTGACGGTTTGATTGATCTGGGCATAGTGCTGAACCCCGGCAACGGAACGGGTCAGGAATCGCAGATAATTGATGGATTCCTGAAGCGGAAAGGCATTGTGCTCCACCGGAAACATGTCGGTCAGCTTTATCAGTATCTCTGATTCACCGGAAAATGCGAGACAGTTTCCATTTTCATTGGTTAATTCCGTAATGGCTTCAGACACCAATGAAGTGGATAAGACGATGCGATTGCCGTTACTTATAGCAGCACCGATCAGAACAACATTCCGTTTTCCGGCAATAGCCAGAAGCTCCTGCTTGAGCAGCCGGAGTTCATCTTCGATGGAAAGAGATTCATTCAACTGCGAAAGACATCGTTTGATGGTACAGGACGTACGGGTCTGATTTTCCAGTCCGGATGCGCCGGTATAGGTGATTCCGTGGCCGGATTTTGTGAGGAAGATTTTTTGCTCATGATCAGTGAGAACAAAAGATTCTGTTGAATTTGTTTGTTCATCGGAAATTGTGGTCGTTAATCTTCGATCTGCGGACATTACAATTCCATACGGATTGGACAAAACGATAGCCAGTGACATTGTCTGAGTAGCCTCCTTTTGATTTTGAGTATAGCACAGAGGAGAAGAACGGACAAGAACGCATGAAAAAGCCCCGGCGGGGAGCCGGGGGAAATGGAGAAATTATGAAGTACGAAGAAATTATGGCGGCCATCAAGGACATCAATGGCCCGTGGAGCAATGCAGCCTGTATGGGCTACTGCCGGATGGCGATGAAAAGTGTCGGCGTAGACGAGAAAACCCAGAACGATGTGCTGCGGGAGCTGCATTTTTGCATGGACACAGTCAGCGTAGAAGAAGCAGCGGGGGAGGGCTAAGATGGACCGTTATATGATCGTGATCCCGGCGAAGAACCGGGCGTTCAACATGAAGTGTGATGATGGTGACAGCATGAAGCTGGTGGGCGGGCCGATCGAGCCGGTGCCCGCCTTGCTGAGCGCCGAGTGGGCGCGGGAGAAGGACGTGGACGGCATTCTGCTGCTGGTGAACGAGGAAGGGCTGATGAAGGAGCGCCCCCTGACGAACCAGCGCGCCAGTGAGATGACGGCGGCAGAGCTGGTGGGCCCGGCAGTTGTGGCCGCAAAGCGCGGCGATGAGCTGATTGGCTTTGCAAAGCCTGTGGTGGAGACCATCTGCGCCGAGTGGCTGTGAGGTGCTGCCATGGGCCGAAGGAAAAAGCAGGAGCTGCCTTTTGAGCACTGGCAAATTATTGAATTGCTGCACATCGCACAGGATTTTTACTCAAAACCGGAGAATGAGGCTGCATTTCAGGAATGGAAGGCGGCCAGAGATGCAAGAAAAGCAAAAAGGCCCGCCGGTGCGGGAACACCGACGAGCCAACCAGGGTGATGGTTTTTGACTGCCCATCACCAGAAGTTTAACACAGAGTGGGAGGATTTGCAAATGAAAAAGAAGATCACGGGCAGCGTGCTGAGCGCCGGTGCCATCGTGCTGGGGTGTGCAGCCCTGGCGCTGGCCGGGCTGGGCCTGGTGGCAGAGCAGCGGAAGGAGCCGCAGAAGATCCACAAGGTACCGGAGAACACGGTGAAGAAAGCTGTCTGCGGCAGAAAGGCGGGGTAAGGATGAAAATCACGATTTACAGAAATGGAAACGATGGCGGTCTGAGTATTGAGGATGGTGAGAGTGAAGCGGATGTTACACGGGTGATCATGCAGTCGGCAGTAAGTTTTGTTGTCAGCAGTGTGCCCAGTGACCTGAACAACACCCAGAAAGAGGAGATTGTTCGGAACTTTGCAAAGGCCGCAGAACTGGAAATGCGGTTGGCACTGAGCCGTAACCCGGTGAAAGGCCGTTTTGAGGATAAAGAAGCTGCTTTTATGGAAGAGCTGATAAAACGGGCGATGGAGGCCAAGCAGAAATGACGCTGGAAGAATACAAGAACATTTTGATTACCGGGACACCGAGTGATCGGGCGCGGGCCATTGTCGAGGCCGGGAACGACAGGAGCCTGACCGATGAGGAGTTCCACGAGCTGACGGCCATGATCAAGGGCGTTGTGCGGCCCGGGCGGCGGAAGATGACCCCGGACGAGGCAAAGCTCTGGGCGGAGGTGAGCCGGATCAACACCCGGTTGAAGGACGAGATGGTGAACGCGGGCTTTGCGGTGCGGGCCCTGCCCGGCGACCTGCAGGAGGATGCGATCAACGTTCTTTCCCGCACGGTGAGCGGGATGCTGGGCGACCTGACCGCCATGATGGCAGAGACCGGGGAGCCGTGAGATGGACGGAACCCAGTGTGTACATGTGTTTGAGATCACCCGGAGCCGGTGCCTGAGCTGTGGGGGCCGGAACCGGGCGTGCGGGGAATATGAAGAACGGAGAAGTTACCATGAAAACAAAGATGAGCCTTTCGGCGGAGATGGACCTGACCCAGGACAGCGTGGTGCAGCTGACCTGCTGGTGCGGGCAGATCGCCTTACATGAGCTGTGGGGGCTGGGCCGCACCCGGCTTGACCGGATCACCAGACGGAAGGAGCTGCTGGGCAGCCAGAGTCTGGCTGTGGTGATGCAGCCAGACAAGAACGGGATGCCCCAGACGGAGAAGGCCCGGCGGCTGCGGGCGGAGGCAATCCCCAAGGGCGTGCCGACGGAATTCCGGGTGCCTGCGTTGCGGACACCCCGCACCCGGCGGGAGCAGCAGCTGAAAATGGTGGGCGACCGGGCAGCGACCATGGCCTGGCAGCTGATGGCGCTGGCCTGTGTGCAGGAGTTGGGGTTTGGAGCAGACCGGCTGAACAGGCTGTATGCAGAGATGCGCCACAACTATGAGCAGTTGAATGAGTGGGGAAAGACGGACGGGCTGGACGTGGCCATGGAAAAGCTGCGGCGCTGCGCCCGGGACGCTTACAAGACCGAGGTAGAAGTGCTGGATGTGCCGGACGAGGCTGTATTGGAAAAACAGCGGAGGGAAACGGCGGAGACGATACGTCAGCTGCAAGTGCAGGCGGTACAGCGGGAAGTGAGCCGCAAACGGGTGCCTTGTGTGCTGCCGCTTTCGGAAGCCGAGGTGCAGCGGCGTGTGGAAGCGGTAACTTCATCGTTGCACAGCTCCCCTGAAATGAGCACCGTACTTAGTAGAAGGAGAATCTGAGATGCAGAGTGGATGCAGATGGGTATACACCCTGATGGACTGGGACACCGGCGAGGTGGTGGCCAAGGGCACCAGCGTGGAGCTGGTGGAGCAGGGATATTTTCCCGATGTGAACAAGCTGAGCAGCGTTTGGAATAATCTGGAAAAATGCAAGAACCCCAGCCCGAAGAACTACCGGTGGAAGATGGAGCGG